GTAGTTCTTCGAGAAGCCCTGGATAGGAGCATCTGAAACGCCTACGCCACCGTCGGGGATGATCTCGGCCATACCGAGACCAGTAACGCCCGTGTCAGAGTAGATGCGCTGGTTGTCTTCGACTTTATACATAAAGTCGAGGTACTCAGAGCGCATCGTCGGAGCAACCTTCGGAGCAATGTACTTGAGCACATTGTTCACGATGACTGCGTAATCTGCAATTGTTCCGGTCATACGAGTAGAGGATTAGCTGGTAATTACTCCGTGATGAACTTGACAAGAATTTTCTTGTCAGCCGCCGCACCGTAAACACCGACCTGCTTGACCACACCTACTGCTGAGGTGGTGCCAGTGTTGTTTACGATTCCCGCGTTGGCGCCAAGGATCATGTCCTGACCATTGTGCGTCGCATCGGAGTTGTTGGTAGAGTCTGCGATCCAAACGTCCTGCTCAAACGTCTCGATAACCGAACATTGCACGAGAGCATCAGCAGCAGAGACGCTGCCGTTTGCAACACCGCAAATGGTCTTGACGGTAGAGCTCGAGCTCGCAAGAACAGCAAGGCCGGAGGTCAAATCAAGAACGTAGCCGTTCGTGATGACCGTTGCCGATCCTTTGTTCTGGAGAACAAGAGAGCGCGTGGGATTCTTGATGATGGCTTGAATGAAGCTCATACGTTCAAAGAATTAAACGAGTGCCTATTCGGAGAGTAGTTCGACAGCTTTTTCTTCGGACATCCCGGTCGCTTTAAGTTCGTCGATGCTTTTCTGCATCTCCGGAGAATGTGTGGTTTGCTTACCGGTTCCACCAGGGAACTGCATCGCGCCAACTTTCTCTGCAACCTTAGCCGCTTTGAGAACGCGATCCTGTACTGATTCTGAGGGACGGAACATTGCTTCGTGAGCCAATTCGAGAGTAGCCATAAGGTCCTTCCCGGATTTGCCTTGCCAAACGTAGTTTTGATCTACGAAGTCGAAGAATACTTCCCGCATGTCTTCGTCTTTCAACTCGTCATGCTTGCCCACAAAACTTTGAAGATCCGTTTTCACCGCGTCTTCGAACCGAGTCTGTGCGATGACTGCTGCGATATCCTCCTTAGTCGCTCCGCCAAGGGCCCGAAGGCGCTCTTGGTCTGCAATCAAGGCTGGATCTACTTCACCTGTGGCTCCGGTGGCACCTGTGGCGCCACTTTCACCTCTAGGCTGAATAAATCTCTCACCTCCGCCCAAGGTCTTGAGTTCACCCTTAGCCTTGGAAATTTCGGTGGAGAGTGCAGCCTTCGCTTCAGGAGTTGTCGCTGCCTTTCGGCGCTTCACGAGGTCGAAAAGCTCGATCCGCTTTTCATATGCCTCATCAGATTCCCATTTCCCCTTATTGGGAATTCGGATATCCGCTTCTCCCGTCGCTCCGGTTGCTGAGGCTTCGCCGGTTGGCGCCTCTCCTGTCGATCCGGTTTCTCCGGTCGGGGCTGTTTCGCCAGTTGGCGCTTCGCCCGTCGCTCCGGTGGGACCCGTTTCTCCAGTTTGACCAGTTGGTGCAACCGCTCCCGAGGAATCTGCTACACCGATGGTCTTTCCAGCTTTGACTTCTGCGAGTGATGATGCCAGTGCTGCATCCAGCTCCGACTCATCTCCCGCTTCTCCCGTCTGCCCAATTTGTGCGTCGCTCATATGGTATCCGGACGTATCGTGTCCGTGGTCGTTGAGTTACTCATAATCTATCACCACGCTCTCCTAGCGCGCAATAGCCTCTGTGGATATCGAGGAGTGCTTGGCAATGCGCGCAAGCTTGAGCTTCAGTGATTCGACGTTCACCGAACCTTCCGAAATGAATGACAACGCGTGGCGCTGGAAGTCGCCCGGACGAGATTCGTTTGCACGATTGATCGTCGTTGCGTATTTGAGAGGCACGATGACGATATACACTTCGCGGTCGCGGGCCTTGTAGAACAGGAATCCCTTCGCGCGCGGGAAGAACTGAAGAAAGACTTCTTTCAATTCTTCACGATCGACAGGATATCCGATCACTTTATTAAAGTAGACCGGCGCCGTCTGATCAGTCGGAAGCAGCACCTTCTCGTCGGGACGCTTCTCATTGATCGTTTCTTTCTCGAGGCGAGGCCAGAAATAATCACCCTGATCGACATCATCGCCATCGATATCTTGAAGGACGACCTTGTGCTTCTCTGCCTCTTCAGCAGCCTTCTTTTCATTCGCCTTGCGAATGCGCTCTTCCTCCTTCTGCTGACCAAGGAGTTCTTGCTTCGCCTCAATCATTTTATCGAGCTCGGCTTCTTTAGGCTCATAGCCCGGCTCGAAGACGATGCCGAGTTTCTCCGCCTTTTTAATTTTTGTCGCTAGGGACATACGTGTGGTAGCTATCCTGCCACCAAGGGTTCTTAATTTTTAAAACTGCGACTTCATGCCGAAGAAGCAGCTTTCGCCAACTTCCTTTTTTCGGCACGATTTGCAGGGTGTAAATTCTTGAAGAATTTATAGATGAGCTCGACGAATTTGTGTTGCTCGGGAGTCGTCTTATCCTTGACCGCTTTGATGTATTCGGCAGTGAGAGTGAAGACGGGAACATCCTGATTTATTTTTGCGATCTTTGCAGCTTCTTCGATGAGTGCAAATTCGATAGGGTATGGGTGCGTGTAGTCGAGACGAATCTCTTCGCCTTTCTTGATAGCGCGGTCCGCGCGTACGCGAATCTGACGCGTTACTTCGACGACATTCACACGGTCGCTCTCGACGAATGTGGCTTCAACGGTCTCAGAATTCACCTGGCCGATAAGGATGGAGGACATCTCCGATGCGCTTATTTCAAAAGAATCTCCGGATGGAGTGATGAATTTCATCATCTTCTTTTCGACAGCTTCTGGGGAATAATTCACCTCGAGGGTGAATGTTGGCTTCTCAAGTTTTACTGCTTTTTTGCTCATGGTGTTTGTTCGTGAAGGCCGCCCTTTTTAATAAAGTCGATTGAGTTGATGAATTTCATCATCAGATTGCTCTGCGCATCGAGCGTCACTGCATTCACGACGGTTTCAAATTCAGTCTCGCCCACGAGTGGGCCTTGCGTAGAGCACTCTCGCAAAATAGCGAGAACGACTTCCACGTGTTCACTTTGAGCGAACGCGATTTTCTTTTGTTTGATAGTTACGTTTTCATCCATAAATTATTTCAATTGCCCTCCTGGGAAGAAGGGGAGATTAGCGGCGCGACCGACACTCGCATCGACCGACGATCCCATCGGCGGCTGTGGTGTCTTGATCTGGTTCGGTCCCTTGGGGCGAGCGGCGTTCTTGTCAGAATTCTTCGCTGCTTCAGCAACCGGATTCACGCGGCGCACCGGAGGGATAGTGCCGGGCGTCGCAGGAGGAAGATCGTTCGACTGCGAAGGCTGGAGGCCAGCGGCCTGTTCAATCTCGCGCTGCACGTCGGCCGGCGCATCCTTGTAGAGCTTCGCCTTATCGACTGGCTCCGGTGCGGCTTGCGGAAGATTCTGTGGCGGCTCGCCGGCAATGATCGAATCGTACGTGGACTTCGGAATGTAGTCGTAGATATTTTCCTTTTGAATTTTGAGCAGGCGTTCGAACGCGCGGAGCTGCGAAGCGGCCGCGTCGGGATCGTTGCTGCGGAGTTGGAAAATGAGATTGATCTGGTTCGTGATGATCGGAGAAATCGCCATATAATTCTGTTTCTGAATTTCCATCGAGGGGACGAGCATAGAGTCTGGGTCGATGAGGAACTCGAGATACGATTTGCTGTGGCCATGAGCATCGAGCTCGTTGAAGAGATTGCGCGCGGAGATGGTACGCGTCGGCACATCTTCGATGAGTTTTCCGTCCGGAGTGAAGTCGAAATTGAGACGCAGGTTCGGAGAAGCGGTGACGACCTGACCGACGATATCGCCATTGTCTCCGAAGACCGGCGCGACCTGCGCGAAGTAGTCAGGGTTCTGTTTTGCAAATGCTGCAATGTCTTCGTCCTTGTCGATGAAGAAAACCTTATCGACCGGATACGTCTGTTCAATCCACGAAAGCGCAATGTGCGCGTCGGTCTGAAGTGCATTCATCATCGAGTTGCGCGGAGGAGTGAGACGATTGAGCGCGGCCTCCTTCAAGATGACCGTCGAGCCCAGTGTGCTCTCGGCATTCTGACCGGCGACGATGTTGTTCACACCAGTGTTCTCTTCGATGGCGACCTTCTGTTGCTGACCAAATGCAACGCCCGCCTGGATATTTCCAGAAGTCTTCACCACGTCGATAGAGGTGCCAGGATTCTTCGGATTGATGACATTCGGAGAACGTCGATAGGTGTTCGAACCGTTCTGCACCTGCGGACCAAAGAGAAGCGGAAAGATCTCGGCTTCGACTTGCTGGGCATTGAGCGAGTTGATGTACGTGAAAAGCGCCGTGTTGCCGCGCATCATTTCGTAGAGGCCGACACCATACGGATCGAGAATGTTCTTCACGAAGCAGCGCGCGACGACGACCGATCCGTAGTTGTCATCGTTCGGGAGCTCGCCATCGAAGATGACGAACTTTCCGCACTTCACGACGTAGCGGTTGAGCAAGACGTTCTCGTAGTAGCCGATGGTGAACGAATGCTCTGAGAGAGTCTGATTCTCTTCCTTCGCCTCGTCGCTCGTGACTCCCACATCGAAGAATCCTTTGCGCTTCTTGTATGCCTCGGCTTCCGGCACGAGTTTGAAGAACTCGGATTTGAGAATATCCTTTTCGTAATAGACCTCGAACTGCGACCAATAATCGCCGACGTTCTGACCGACACCAAGCCAGGTGCGATCTGGGTCCATCGGCTCACGGTACACGTCATCGAAAAGAATCTTGTCGATGCCCGAGCGCTTCACGGCAATGCGGCGTGGGTATGTTCTCCACGCAGCCCAACCGTAGGTGAGCAGGTTCTGGTACGTACGCTCGAGAGTGTTCTGACCGTTGGCGCCCTTCATCGTCCACGTGCGCTTCCAAAGTTCGTACGCGGCCTTGTTGTAAATCTTGTCATCTCCGACGACCTGCGCATCCGGCGTCTTGCCCGCGAGCACTGACGTTGCAATGAGAATCTTCGAGAGAGCAATCGGCTCCTGCGAAACAGGAACGCCCGAACGATTCTGATTTCGATCGGTCAGTTTTTGAGGATAGACGTTGATGTCGTATCCGCCGTTCTGCATCTTGTTGTAGAAAACCATCGAGCCCCAACCCGTCTTCTCGTAAATCTTTTCGCCATATGAAACCGTGGTGTTGATGATGTTCGCGCGAATCTCGGTGGAGAGCTCATCGAATCGCTGGCGATACTGCGACTTCTTCATTACCTTCTTCTTCTCTTCAACGAATGCGACCGACGCCTTGCTGTCGGCTGAGTCTTGCGTCTTTACTGCTTTCGTTTGCAGTGCGGTCCCGTCCTCCTGAGTAGGAGCTGAATCGGAAACGCCGAGTTGTTCATCCATATAGAGGAGAGTATGAGACTTTGGCTAATAATGCAATCCCCAGCCTGTCAATATTTCCGACGCTTGCCCCAATTCTTGCCATCGGGATTGAAAAAATCCTCCGACTTCGAGAAATTTTTCCACTTTCGGCGCGAAGATCGCTCGAACTTCTGCAATCTACCCGGTTTAAGTTGCGCACGTCCTTTCTTCGAACGATGCTCACGATGGAAGATGACGTTCTCACCGTCTTGAAGATTGTGATGGAGGCTTTTAATACGCCGTGCCATGTTCGCATCATAGCTCGCGTACGCCTGGTCCCGAGTCGGTGGTCTGTGCATAAGCCGGAGCGGGCGTCTCCCCGACCTGGGTTTCTCCGAATATCGCCCGACCCATCGAGAAGCCAGGCGCGGAGCTGGAGATATCGACGTACTTGCCCTGCTCTTGGAGAATCGCATACCCAATCGACGCGGCCATCACCACGTCGTCGTGCTTCCCGGCCAATGCTTCTGGTCGGCCCTTCGCGTTTCGCAGGAACGTCACCATCTCCGAGAGGATCGCCATCGGGAAGCCAGAGGTCTTGCGCAGGAAGACCGCCTTCAGCGCCGCGAGCGCGAACGGGCGCGTAGCGCTCGTCGTCTTCCAGCCAAAGAACTTCGTCACGTTCTTCGTGATGTCATCGAAGACCTTGCGGTAATAGAGGTTGATGTAGCCGAGCTTATCGAGACCATCATTCACCCAGAGTCCGTCCTTGTTGCTCTCAATTCCGAGCAACGCCCAATTGTAGAACTTGCCCACATTGTACGCGACCGTAATGAATTCATCCGGCGGTATTCCGGATCGATACACCGCGACGCATTCCTCGGTCTGGTGCTTGAGCACGTAGAGAATTTGTTTGTCGCCGTGTGCGAGACCTTCGGCTGTGTCGCCTCCGATGACGTATCGCTTCCCGCGCTCGGGCTTCTCGAAGATCTCGAGCTCGCCGGCGCTGTGCTCTTGGAAAACGATATCGCCTTTCTCATTCGCGCTCAGCTCTCCGCGCGTGCCCGGCTTCACTGTCTGCATCTGCGAATAGACTTTCGCTGTAGGGAAATACGTTTGGCCCGTCGAGAGGAATGCCTCCTCGACGGTAGTGGGATATTCTTGATGCAATTTGTGCACGGCGTCGGTGGAATTCTTTCCGCCCATCTGCAACCACTTCATGTAGTAGTACGTCATCTCGAGATCATTCAGATTGTTCTCGACCTGGTACTCGGCCCAATCGATTTCGCACACGTCCATCTCTTTCACCGGGATCACCTCAGTAATCTTCGCCATCTCGCCATCGTCGTACTGCCAGTTATAGAAATGCGGCATGAACATCACCCGCGATTTCATCGGTGTAATCTTGTCGCGGTTCGGCCACGCTTCGTTGAACAATTCGTAGAAGCGCCCGGCCATTCCTTCTGCGGTGCTCTCAATAAAGATGCTGCCATCGAACGGCACTGCCGGGAACGTACCGGTCTCCACTTCAGCAGCAGTCTTCGGATACGCAAGACAGAGCTTCGCAAACTCGGAGATGTGCACATAGAAATACGTGCCCGAGCGACCTGAGCTCGAGACCTGAATGCTCGAGGTGGAACCTTCCTCCGGCCCATAGTCGATGACGACCTGAATCTTCTTCGCGCTGTTGCGTACGAGTTTGAAGGCACCGCTCTTAATCTCCTCGCACATATTGCGAATGGCGTAGTCGATCTTGCGGTCGAAGATCTCGGTCGCGTCCTGCACTTTGTGCGCGATGATGAGCCCCTCGCGGTTGTGATTGAAAAGAATCTCGTCGAGAATCCAAAGGTCCACGAACGTCGTGAAGCCGAGCTGCCGACTCTTGAGAATGATGTGCCGATAGTAGCGCGCTGCCGGATTGGTCGGGCTGAGGTAGTGATCGAAGAAGTGCCGCTGCGCTCGGTTCATATGGAACAGCTCCTTCGTTCCGTCCTTGGTGATGATCCAGTACAGGTTATCCATCCGCCATCGTTTGTCATCGATGCGGTCGGGATTCTCAATGAGCGCCTGGACGATTCGTTCGTTGTGCTCCTTCTGAAATTTAACGTCGGCCATTTTAGAAATCTAGGTCGTCGGGTTTCTCGTGAAACTCCGCGTCGGTAGTCTCGGGTTGATTGGCGCTAGCCGGTGATTCGGTGGGAACCTGTTCGATGACGGCTGTGCGTACGCGCTCAGTGAATACTCCGCGAAGACGATTACCTTCCGGCGTCTTCATCTTGTCAGGCGCACGCTTGGTATCGATGCGGTCCCACGCAGAGGCGATAGCATTCATTGCTGCGACGAGATCCTTATTCGAGAAGTCCTCGAGACCACGGGCTTTGAACTCAGCCATTACTGCCAGAAGTAGATTGTTGCTCTCGCTCGCTAGAACGATAACGGCGTTCTGATATCCCTCGGTATCCTCGATCTTTGCCTTGGCATTCTCTGCCATCGATGGTGCGTAGCCTGAGAGCAGAGCAATTTCCTTCTTGGATTTGCCTTGCCCATTTAAACGTCGAGTCGCGTAGGCGTACTGCTTGATGGTCGAACCTTTCTGTGGTCGTTTCATAAAAGATATCTTACACCATAAGGTAGGATTTTTTTAAAGGGAGTCACTTTTTAAATTCAGATACGGGATGGCAAACCATATTCCCGGCACCGGGAAATTGGTACAGGAATTTCGAGAGGGTACCGGTGATCATTTTAAAAACAAACACCCGGGGATGGCCGAAGGGACTACCCCCTCGCCTTTTATTTGGAATGCCTTTAGCCTGAAATCCTACCTTGCTAAAAACTAAAACTATTACGCAGTTAGCACCTCTAGCATATACGCGGTGAATCGGGGCGTAAGTCTTATGCCCCGCTTATGTCCCGGCTTGTGTCCCGTGCATTTCATTCAGCAAATACGCAACATAATCGCGGCGCGGGACACAAGGACATAAGAAATGAAAAAAAATCAGTTGCGCGTAAATAAAAATATATATTTTCCAAAACTGAATTATTTTTGAAATCTTATGTCCTTATGTCCCGAAAACTCTAGCACTCAATAAATAAGCCATAAAATCGTCGGGACACAAGACGGGGCATAAAGGGACACAACTCTTACGCCCCAAACCACGGCTTATTTACGTGAGCACTTTTCCCCGTTTCGGGCAGTTCGCGCAAACCGCCATACTTTTTAGAAATAAAAAGACCACCCGCGCCCGCACCATTACCCTACACCATTACCCTACCTACGTCCTACCTTATGGCTCCGCTCAATCCTTTCGTCGTTCCGGCTCCGCGGCGCGCTCGGCGATATCGCCACGCTTTACAATTATCTATATTAGTGTTCAAATCCGCTATCCCCACAATCACGAAAAAGGCATTTTAGGGGTACTTGACGGCGACAGCGACATCGCATATCATAGGACTATCAAAGCCGATTTAGCGCTTTGAGGTAATACCAGAAAATGAGTACCAAAACAGCGATAGAGACCGTTTACGAGGCACCGGAAGCGAGCACCATCTACGACCGCGCGCAGGAGTATATGCGCGAGAAGGGTTTAGGATTCTGCTTTCTCGAATCGGGTGAAATGATAACGGCTGACGGCATATGAGACATACCTATATAAGTGAGCAGGCGCGCAAGTACCATTATTGGCGCGGGTTCTTGACCGCCAGTATCTTGCTCGGCGTTCCATTCGCAGTGATTCTGTTCTATTGCAACAACCTTATAAACGTAATTGTCAAATAATATGACTAGACGAGACTTCGTGCTTATCGCAAAAATTATCCTCGACGTAGGCGGAGACGCCGCACTATGTATGGACAGCGCCGCGGACCGCGTGAGCCTTGCAGAGCAGTTCGCGCTCGCGCTCGCAGAGACTAATCCGGCTTTTGACCACGACCGCTTTATTGCGGCGGCTACGACCGCGGAAGACCGCGAGGAAGCGAAGGAAGACCAGTACGCCTAATATGGAAACAATCACCATCAAGACCGAGCACGTGCTCGACCGGGACGACATCATCAACCTGCTTTCGAGTATGCGCTACTCGCATTACTGGTGCGAGAACGCGGGCGAGTTTGACCTTATTAGTGTGCAACAGAAAATCCTCGACGGCGGCAAGCATATCGCCAAGGAGTTCGACGAATCGGACGGCAAAATTATAGGACGATATCCGGTGAGCCTCGCAACGCTCAAAAAGGGCTTGCAGAGAATGGCGACCGAGTACCCGAAGCACTTTGCGGATATCGTCAATGACAACGACGATGCAGACACCGCGGACGTGCTCTTGCAACTTTCGACGCTCGGCGAATTGCGCTATGGCTAGACATTATCAAAAAATTACTATCAAATAATTATGAAAAAAATCTACCAAGTACCCGTGCGCCGCATATGCACCGATTACGCTTATATTGAAGCCGAGGACGCTATCAATGCACAGCAAATCGCGCAGGAGCTCGCAGACAACGGCACACTCGAGACGAGCGACAGTATGGACGGCTGGGAGGAGCAGACCGCAGAAGAGGCGAGCGAGGATACCGGCGGCAATGAGCGCACCGCAGAAGACAACCGCCGCGCGTACGTCGAGCTCATTGAAGAGCGCGGCTAAACACTATCAAATTATTCCTATCAAATCACTACTATGGACGAAATCACAATCACGATATATCGAAGCGAGGAGGGTGGATACAAGTACGACATATATGACTGCGGGCTCGAGGAGGCCGTGGAGCGCGACGACAGCACGGACGGCGGACATTGCACGAGCACGATGATACACGCGCTCGGTATGGCCGAATCACAAGCGAAAGACCTTATCGAGCGCGAGGGCGACAAATGCCCGGAGTGCATTGAAGGCCGGATGGAGTGCCGAATGATAGACGTAGACGGCACCAACCTCGTCGAAATGCTCGAGTGCTCGAAGTGCTTTTACAAGGAGCCGCTAGCCAACTAAGGTATGAAAACTTTCAACGTGATATTGGAGACGAGTATCGAAGCAGAGACGCAAGAGGAGGCCGAGACCATTGCCTATAATCAACTGTCAATCGTGCAGGGCGACAATGGCGACCTGCTCGACGTGCACGAATGCCGGGTAGAGGAAGCAAAGTAGGACGACCAAAATTATCAAATTATTACTATCAAAAATCACTATGAAAATCGAAATCAAAAGCAAGAAAGACGTGCGCGACTTTATCCCGAAAGACTTGATTATAACGCTCGACGTGGACGGCACAGAGCGACAGGTGCAGGTGTGGAATGACGAGGACTCGTACACGACCGACTGGCGCGCCGATGACCAAACGTGGTATGACGCGCTCAATGAAGACGACACGGAAGAAATAGACGGAGCGGTGATGGACGCGTTCCACGCTAACTAATAGGCTTATGACACGTCAAAAAACCTTTCTTATCCGTGCGGAATTGGGACGCAGTGGAGTGCTCAAAGAGTGCGTGATGCGCTTGCCCGTGGACCAAAATGGAGGCATCACCAACAAAGGACGGCAAGCGATTCGCTCGCGGTTCTTTGACGGCTCGACGCAGACGCCGGGCTCGATGCAGTATGCGCTCAACCTCGAAGCGTTCAGCAATGGGCACGATATCACCGCGGCAATCAAAAAGTATTACGAGAACAAAGTCTAACTATGAAAAAGACACTAGGCGAATTCAAGCGAACGGTGCACACTGGTATGGAGATAGAGTACGTGCGGTGTGAAAATCGCGCGTACGACAGCAAGGAAGAGACGTACACGGGCGAATTCTTTGCGACTGAGATACCCGAGGCCAAGCGCGATACGCGGTACGTCTCGTACGTGGATACGACCGGATTCTACCTAAAGAGGCCGGACGATAAAGGCTTGCGCGGCTCGTTCTGCGAGTGGCCGAAGGCGGCTGACCTCGAGTTCAATGGCGATACGTTCGTCATCATTGACCGGAGCCTCGGCAACGTCGAGTTCCAAAAGCGACACTATAAAATCACTATCAAATAATCACAACCAAAATGAGATACACCGAAGACGGACGACCGAAGTGCGATGTGAAGGGATGTGGAAAGCCCGCTACAGCAAATTACCAAGACGCCTTTATTCGATGGGGCATTGATGAGAAGGGCGAATATTGCAGTAAGGCTGAAATGGCAATTGAGAGCGCAGGCGATGAGACAAATACGCACGTATGCGATAAGCACGATACGCCCGAGCACTACGCCTAGGCGATCAAAATCACTAATAACTAATTTTACTTCTATGGATTATCGCAAGGGGCAGAAGGTGCTGATGACGATTGAATTGGAGGACAAAGGGCAAGACTTTACCGAAGTGGATGTGCTCGCAAATGGCGTGTTGCTCGGCGAGAGTATGCTATTCCGCGATGGCCGACTTACCCTTGTGGGTATAGGCACGATGGACGGCGTGCTCTATCAATCGCGCGACGAGATTCTAAAACTGAAAACCAAGGCCGGAATCGCAGACGATGAGTACGTGTATTTCAAGGAGACGGGCGCCAAAGACCCGCTCCCGTGGCTCGCCAACATATTCAAGTATCCGGTAGTGCGCGTGAAGCGTGCGATGAAGCCTAACCGCTTTGTGGCCGCGTAGTATGGCAATCGTTCAGGAAACGCGGTGCGATATGTGCGGACAGGTGCTCGTGGGCTACAACAACCGCGTGAAGGTATCGAAATCGTATATCGAATTCTCGGGCTTTATGCGGGACTGGGTAGCCGACCCGCACAGTGGCTGGAGAGAATACACGTATATATCGCCGCCGGATAAAAGACTGATGGCGTTCTGTACGGACGACGATGCGACCTGCTTGCAAGACTATGTGAAAATGAAGCGAGATTCTCAGCGAGTAATTCGAGAGCAACAATTGCGCGATGGTGCGACGAGAGAGTGGAATGATCGAAATGCGACTGGCTATCGTGGCGCACCGCCGCCTAGTTCGCCGCCCCAAAATTAAAAATAACCCTGTATACTTATGACTATGAAAAATCACTTGATGATTCGACTGGCGCTGACCGTTCTTTTACTCGGTTTGCTTGTGGTATTGCTGGTGCACCCTATTCGCGCTCAAGCGGCGCTGTTCCTTCGCTTGCCGGCCGCCGCACACACCGACCACGCCGTGCTCTATGCACCGGTAGAAACGACCACGCCCGCAATCCCTAAGCACAAATAGTATGGGAGGCGTTGAGGCGGCTGTTGCCGTCATTGGGCTTGTGGTGCTCGTAATCATCTGGCTCTGGAATTAGAAATGCAATGGCCGGACTC